AAGATGTAACTTTTCTTCTTCCAGTATTTTCTGCCCATGTCTTCCATGCTCTTGTCTTTGAACCACGGTCTCACCTCTGTGAGCACTGGACAAGTCTTCCCATACATCTCCATGCATGGTACTTGCACTGTCACCGGTCTTGAATCAGTCTGACCTTTGATACCTGCGAACGGTAACTTGATCATGTTCCTTTCGGTCCAGAAAAATGTGTTATTCGTATCCTTATCTGGTAAAAATCTAACGACTGCCTCAGAACCTTCCGATATGTTCCAGTGTGGGTAGATGGCGTTGTCTCCGCCTGATGAAGTGGAGCGATTCACTTCTTGAGATTTTAACTTCGCTCTTATTTCAGCCAATGATGCCATAATGTAAGCCTCCTTTATTGTGCCTATGTTTGTTTGTGCCTAAATGTATATTAGACATATAGCGTAATATACAACTATATTTATCTAAAGTCTACTACTATTATTGGTAAAATGCTAGGTTTTTGATACGAGCCAACTCGGGATCTTCTGAGACTGGAGTTCCATAGTCCGGCCCTTCGCCAGCGATGTTGATAAGACGGTCCATCCATGATGTCTTATCTAATTTTTCCAACCATGGAAACTTCTTGAACCATTCCCGCTGATTCTCCTCCATACCGTCTCCGGGTGTCAAGCCATGGTCTTTCATTAGTTCCGGTCCGCTGTCAGTGCCTAATTGGGCATAATCGTGGATCACTCTTGCTTTCTCTTTGCCATATCTTTCAGCAACTGCGTTCATAAGTTTTGTCCAATCGTCGCTTTCTTCTTCTGAGAAGAATTCTTCCAACTGTAGGCCTGCTAACTCTATAGCATCTTTCAGTGTGTACTCTTGGTCACCAACTTTGAACTTGTCTCCCGCCTTCATGCCCGCCGCTTTGGCTTTCTGTACTGCCTGTGCGAATTGATTACCTTCAAATTTACCTGCGTGTGCACCGCCCTGCATCTTCTCGTAGTGTTCCGCGGCTTCTTCTGGTGTGAGTCCTAGTTCGTCTGCTTTACTCATGAATTCATCTTTGCTCATGCTCTGTGCCATGTCTGCTATTTTGTCGCCCATGCCCTCGGTCTTGTCTGCGTATCTGTCATCTCCCGCCTTCATTTTTTGGTATGCAGGATTGTTTAAATTTTTGTCTGCTTTCGTCACGGCCATTCTACCCATCAACTCGTCGTAGTTCTTACGTAGGAAGTTGGTTGAAAGTTCTTCGTCGGATGATTTGAACGCTGACTTGCCGTCTTTGTCCAGTACGTCATACACCATCTTGCCGTTGTCGTCTCTGTACATTGACACGTAGGGTTTCTGTTCTGTTATGTTTTCGGCCCATGACTCAAACGCTTCAGTTTCTTTTGCCTTGCCTTTTAGATCTTTCTTGGGATTGAATTCACCTGGTTCCATCCTAACCTGTTTTTCGTATTCTGGATCTTTCTCCATCTTCTTGTAGTCGTCGATGTATCTCTTTGCGAGTTGTATTGCTATCTTTTTGTTCTTCATGTAGTCCGGAGTTGGCTTGAAGTTTGCACTGTTCTCCTGTTCCATCTCATCCGCAACCCTTGAAGCGAAGTTGGCCACCCTGTCTTCCTCGCCTGACTTGGTCAGCATCCTGCTGGCGATGTCGCCCAGTATCGAGCTCAGCATCGTGTTCTTGTTCGTGAATTTTGTGTTCCTCAGCATCTTGTCAGCCGCCGCGTCCTTCCTTAGGATCATCTTGCTGTCTGGATCTGTGAGGAATGATTGCACTATCGCGCCATGGTCAACTGGTGGTTGCACCGGTGCGTCGATTGGCTCAACATCTTTGCCTAGCACTGTCGGCTGTGTGTCTTTGACTTTTGGTGCCTCGCCTGGGTCAAGTTCGTTCACTTGTTCTTCTTTGCCTGCGTTTTCTAATTCTGCCATTACTTTGTTGATAAGTGGGAAAGCGTCTTCCACTCTCTTGTCTAGGTTGGTCATTGTGAACTTCTCTCTCAGTTTGTTTACGGTCTCGTCATCTAATACTTGGTCTTCTGCTTTCTTGTAGCTCTTGCAACTTGATTCATAGTGACCTTGTTTTGACAAATTTCTCATGTACTCTCTTAAATTCTCTAATTGTAGTTTCGTGTTTTCGATAATGTCACCTGCGTTGTCGTTCAGTTGATCCTTGTTCGAAACGTATCTTGAAAAAGATTGTAGTTTCGCTATGTCTTCTGAAGTCTGTATGATGTGTTCACCGAACTCGTCGTGTGGTCTTCCACCGTTGGCCACGTGTCTCATCATCGCCCTCGCACCTGCTAGGTGTGTCAGTGGGTACTTGAACCTCTCACCGTCCTCGTTCTCGATGTACAGTGATTGTATCTGTCTTGATCTCGCACCTGGCACAGTCTCGTCAACCTTGCCTTTGTGTCTGATTATTAATTTTGTCTTGTCTAGGTTCTCGTATGAACGTTTTGCTGTGCCTGTGAGGCCTTCGTTCACACCCGCTAGTTTAGTGATTCTTGCTAGTTCTTCTGACATCTCGTCAGTATTTACCGTTTTGTTCGTATCTGCAAGATTTTGATAATCCTGCTTCGTTAGGTTCGATTTCGTGATATCTCTAACGTCAAACCCTAGTTGGTGCTCTACTGCGTAGTCCTTTAGTTCCTTGAGAAATGCGTACCATTCGTCCCTGCTATCTTCGTCAATTTTGTTGACAAGATCTCTGTTATAGTAAACTTTCATGTTCTCACCATCTGCTAGACTGATGCTTACTGAACCAAAAGTGTCCGCATCCTCCTGGAATTCAAACTCAAAAAATACAGCGGTTTTTGGATCAGCCGTTGCCGCGCCATTTCCGTCGCCCAAACGGACATTAGTGAACTGTGATCTAATCTTGTTGAATAGGTCTACTGAGTTTTTTGGATTCATATAGCGTATTTATTATCCTGTGAACGATCCAAATATTGGCATTGGTGTGATCTCACTGGTCCTGTCAGTCCATTTTTCAAATATTTTTGGATCAAAATCTGCCAAAACCTTCATCATACGTGTCATTAAAAGGCAGGCACTCACTAGGTCGTCGTGCTGTCCGGGTTTGGCCTTGTAACTCAATCCACTTGCAACGAAATCCTTTAGTTCGGATACAAGCAGTTGTGAGTTTATTTTCATCTTTCCACTCTCAATGAGCTCTTTGAATTTTGTACAAGCGTCTATTTTAAACTTTGCAGTTGTGTTGAATCCTCTTCTAAATTTCCTCCTGTGTCCTTTTCTAATTGGTTCAGATAAGAACATTCCTTGTATGTTTTCTTCACCTATGTCCATAACTCTCATGAGCGCGGCTTCACCTATGGTGTTGTTTTCCATTGAATAAAATATTTGTGGAGTTGCTGTGGAGTCCTTTTCTAAAATTGTGTCGTGTATGTGCTTGTTGATGCCCTGTAAAATCCTAACTTGTTGATTCATGGGAGTGGTGTTGTGTTGCCATTCTCCCACTTGCTCAAATGTGGGCAGTTCGAACACCTGTATAGCGGCAAAGTCTCCACCCGTCCCCATGCTAGGGTCTAAGGAAACCATGTAGGTGTGTCCCGGAGTTGGCCTTTTGAACCAACGCACTTGCCCCGTGGTCTCCACTGGTGGCATGCCCTCCATGTCGGCCAAAGTTATACTGTTGATTAATGTCTCGTCAAAAATCAAGAACTCACATTCGTGTTCCCGTCTAAATCTTTCTTCACCGATCCTGGCTCTTTCTGCTTCTGCCCATGCCTCGTCTCTGTCTGGGTGTTCGTTCCAGTGCGCCTTCATGGCATAGAAGCCGTTGGTGCCCACTATCTTGTCGTTTCCATATTCATCAAATCGTTTGTTGGCCTCTTTCCATATCATGGCGAACTGGTCTTCGTCTGAGTTGGGAGTGCTTGTGATCATGCACTTACCACCTGTACTCAAAGTTGGCGACAGTGAAGTCCAAAACTCTTTGGCTTTCTCGGGTGGTTGCACGAACGCGAACTCATCACAATAGATCATTGTCAAGGACATACCCCGTCCTGTGTTCTCTGTTGTTGTGGTTGCCATTATCTTTGATCCGTTGTCGAACTCTATCGAGTTCCTGTTGTATTGGTTGACTCCTGCTTTGATCCAAGCCGGCAACATCTCATATGCATAACGCACCCTAGACATGATGTCTGATGCTCCTGCGTATTTGTGTGCGGCAATTAGTATCTGTGAATCTGGCTTGAACATGGCGTACCATATAAGATAGCCCGAGGCACAGGTTGTCTTGCCTGTCTGTCTGGGCAACATCGAAATACTGAATCTATGTGAATTGTATGCTTCGATCAATCTCTCCTGGTACGGATAAGGTTCAAAAGGCATTTCGCCTTTGGTAGGATGCTGGATCTTCATGAACTGTTTCATGAAATACAAAGGGCCTGTCTTCTCGTCCATGCACTTCTCAAGTTGTTCTACTTGTTCCTTTGAGTATTTGTGCCTTTTATTGGCCTTCTTAATTTGGTCTGAATCTAAACTTACGTATGCCATAACGTAGTATTTAATGTCGTAGAGTGTGGTAGAAAACTAACTTATTTTTTCTCTTTAGCCTCTTTGTCCTTGACGGCCTTCTTCATTGGCTCTTTCTTGTCACCATCTTTGTCCATGTCAAGGAAATCAGGTTTGGCGGCTTCTTGGTAAGCCTTCTTGAAATTTTGGTATTGTTCTCTCAGGCTGTTTGCTAGATCCTGTTCTGTGATCTGGTCTTCCTTGGCAACTGCCATTGGGTTGTCACCCGGATACTCTTTTCTGTGTTGAGATTTCTGTCTGTTCAGTCCACCTGAGTGTACATTTACAAGAGTGTCAACGTCATGAGTTTCTGGCTCACCTTTGTAACCATCAGGTGCGTTGGCAAATGTTTCTTCTGCTTTTTCATCCTCTGGTTTCTTTACGATGTCTCTCATTCTGGCCATGTCCATCGAACCTGTTGCGTCGTCATGGTCATGCTCTGGCTCGTCGTCCTGCGCACCGATCATTTTAGCGTCAACTGGTTTAACACCTGCAAGTTTAAGAATCTGCATCATCATGCCTGCTTCTTCTGGCGTGTCTGTTGAAATTTGTATTGCTTCTTTAACTGTTTCTTTCTTCATTTCTTTTTTGCCTTCCATTGGCTTTTCATTGTCTTCTGGGTCACCATTTATTGCATCGTAGAAACCTGCTAGGCTACTTCCGTGCTTTTCTAAAAATTCTTTTCTTGAAAGTTTTTCGGCCTCATCATGTAGGTAGTCTTTCATTCTGCTTTCGTCAACTTTGGGATTTGTTTTCTCCACGTTCTCCACAGCATCTTTAACTAATTCTGGTTTGGTCTCTGCGATTTCTTGTAACTTCTTTAATACGTCGATCATTTCCATAACTTATTTCCTCTTTGGATCTGGGTGTGGATTTGTTGATTTAGAAAGCGGACTGGGAGTACCCTGCTCTTCGTTGCTTTGAATGTTTGCTTTTTCTTTTGGTTGGTCTTTGTTCTCTTCTCTGTCTTTAAGTAATTCTTTTAGTAGGCTCATGTTGGCCTTGGCTGAATGGAAGTCTTCTGCATTAATTTTAGCCGAATCTGTGTATTCTAAATCCAATAATTTATTTTTGTATTCTGAATTTTTTGCTACCTGCATGTTATCTTGGTATTCCTCTGTTGGCTCGCCTGGTTTCCTGACAACGATGTGTGTCTGTGGCAAGTTCATATACACCCCTAAATATTCTTTTAATTCTCTTACTGATACTGGATAGTTTGTAGTCACATCAAAGATAGTAACTTCTTCGTTGCTCAGTTGTGGGAAATCAAGAGGCACAGTCATTATAGGTGTTTTCTTCCCTGATGACATGTTAGCAACGTCAAATTTTTGAAGTGCAGTTTCCATCTTGTTAGCGAAACCTTCTGGCAGTGCGCCCGCAACCTTTATTTTATAGTCATATGACTTTGTTGATTCCGTAAGGTATTGTGAGAATGTGCTCATATGCAATATTTAGTCTTTTTTCAGCAGTTTCTTCATCAATTCGTTTCGATCAGATATGACAAAACCCTCTGATTCTTCCACTGCTGTACCGTCTTTGTCGTTTTGATCTAGTTTTTGCTTTTTAAGTTGTAGTTCAATCATTTTGAGTTTTTTGTCAATTTTACCACTTTTTGCATCTATGGCGTTTCTAAGCATAGTGCTGGCAACTTCAAAGATTCGGCCTGAATAACGTGAGTCCACATTCATCCCCAAATCCATAAGATTCTTATAACTTTCTTCTGCCTCTATGGCCAGTTTGTCTAGTTCCAGATCACTTAATTCTCCAAGTCCTTTGACCTGTGGCAGTGCGGCCGCAACTTTGTCAAACTCTTTATAACTTTTTTCCAGATTTGCTTTTGTTTGTGGATCTAAATTTTTGTTTGCGGACGAACCGTTAGTTTCATTTAATGCTCTGTGTTTTTCTTTTTTATCAACTTCCTTGAATGCTTCTTTGACGTTTGGTAAATTAAGAATATCTTCTAGTTTTTTTGTCATGTGTATATTTACTTACGTTTGCCTTGATGGAACAACTGCTCTTCTGACACCACTCTGAAACCTATTCTTCTCTGCTTTGCATACGCCGACGCGGCCTCCCATTTGGCCTGATTAATCACGACTTGTTTCTTTTTACCCATGCTCCGTCCTGCCGATTCCATGTTTGTTTGCGACATTGGTTTTACTTCTATCATCTCGGCGTGTTTCTTTCCCGTCTTGTCAATGTACACGACAAAGAAGTCGGGCACGTAAACTGTGTACTTGCCTGTGAATGGATGCCTGTAAGGAATCTTGATTGACTCTGATGCCCATTGATAAACATTTGGATGTTCATCGCATAGGCGCATGAAAGCGTGTTCCCAACTGCTTCTATATGTTGGAGTCTTGATGCCAACATATTTTTCACCGTTCTTAGGTGAGAACTTTCCATTTGCGAATCTAGGAATCATTAATCTATTATATTTCTAGATACTGTTCCTGTTGTGTTGAGGGTCTGTCTTACTCCCAGCCTACTGGATTTGTACCTGTTGGCATTTAAAATTATTGTGATAAGTTCACTGAGCTTTGCAGGTGAGGCGTAGGTCAATTTGTCTAAAATTTCCTGAGGTTTTACACTATCAATCTTTGCCTGTGATAATATCACGTATGCTGTTGACTCTGCTGAAGTTCTTGTGAAACCTCTCTTAACGAAGAAGGCCACAGTGCTGTCGTACTCACCAACGTTGAACTGGTACTCTGTTTGGTAGTTTGTTGTCGTTAGTTTTTCGATTGTTTTGTCTAACTCGTTTTGTTGTTTTGGCGGTAAGTTTGTGTAAAATTCTGCCATTATAATCCTGCTTTCTCGACTGCGATCTCTACGTCTTGTGATGATCTTTCAATTTTTATGTATCCTTCGGTCACTAACTTTCTTACGTCTGTGATTGCCTTGTTTTCATACACTGTCTTGACGGTGTTTGAACTGCCGGCGTATTCCAGATCCGATTCTGCCACAGATAAGTCTTTTCGAGATCCTATGTCTTTGAAGTATATACTTGCGGCGATTTCATCTTTAACTTCTTGGTTGTTCGAAATTAGGTTAAAGGCCTCGTCCGCTGTCAAGAAGTTAACTGTGTCTAATGTTGGCGTAGTCACCACACTGTTGTTGCTGTTGTTTGTGTTGTCTGTGGTTCCTTTTGCTGAGGCCACTAGTGCAACAGTCGCCGCCGCGGCCGCAGTGCCCACTGCGAATCTGCCTACAGGATTCGTTATAGTGCCTGCCTGTTTTCCAACCTCCAGCACTCCTTTCTTGGCCAGCCCTTTTAGTTCCTCTTTTGCATCTTTCTTTTTAATTTTTTTGGCGTTTCTATATGTGTTTGATGCTGTGAGAATTGCTCCAAGCACATTTCCTTCACTTACATTTCTGATTACAGATCCAACACCGTCCACGATACCTCCAGGACCAAAAATACTGTTTGTACCTCCGCCTAACACTGTCAAAGGTGACGGTTCCTTGTCATAGTGTATGGTCGCGAATCCTGGAATTTCTCCTTTACCTATAGTGCCTGTCTGGTATATGACTGTTTCATAAAGTATTTGCATAGTGTTTGCTAAAACACCCTGTCCGTCAGCGGCATCCAGATTGTCGTGACTGAATGAGCCTATCTTTGGATTGACCAACGACATTGATGTGAAACGTTGTTTGTGTAACACAAAAATCTCAATGCCCCTCAGGTAAGGTTTTTTCCTTTGAGCCGGAGTATCCATACCAAATTTGTTTGTCCTTCTGGCACTTCCATATAGATAATAATCGTCTTTGGTCGCATCGATGCTCAGATCTGAATTCATTGACACAGAGTCTGCTATGTGGTACTCATAATATTTTTTCCAAAATGCATTGACTGTGTCTGCATGGTCGTCATGGAACGTGATGTTCACAGGTTCGTACGCTATCCTCGTTGCCAGGTACATCTTCTTGTTGTACTGCGTTTTCTCCTCCACGCTCATGTCGAACTTTGGTAGGTCACAGGCCTTTACCAGCATGTTGAGTTCAAACTTTTCACTCTGGCTGAATGCTGTCGCAAACAGGCTCTCATCTGTGTCGAAAACCACGTGGAACAGGAACTTTTGCTTCGGCATCAATTTATGATTGTTATCAATGTACAATCTTGATGCGTGCCTGTAGTCCTTCATTCCGGGAAGGTTGTCTTGGAAGCCCTGTAAAAAATTATTGATGCTTGGCATATGGATATTTATGGCCACAAAAAAAGCGCCTTTAAAGACGCTTTCTTTGTTTATAATTGCTGATCTAAATTGTATTAACCACCAGTACTCAATGTACCCACAGTTCTCGCCACCGCTGAACCTATACCAGTACCTTGAGGAGTTTGGATACAGTTGTCGTATCTTACTGACATCGTGATAGTTGCTGGATCTGAAGTTGCGTATGCTAGTGTGTTGTAGTTAACGTTCTCTACGTATGCACCGTATAACTCAAATGTTTCTAACACATTTGGTGCACTTGCGCCGTTACCACCGTCTAGCATTTCAATTCTAGCAGTAAATTTGTAATCAATACCTGATGCCGCCGAACTTTGCTCGAAGAAATCAAATTGTTTCTGGATCTGTTCGCCAACCAATTTAGTTACTGAATTGTTTACATCATCTCTTAAATTAATTGTAATTGGTTCCCAAGTATGTTTACCTGCAACATATACTTTAGAGTTGTAAACATCTAATGTAACGTTGTCAAAAGTAAGATTTGGTCTTGTAATATCAATTACTTGTTTTGTAAGTTCTGATCTTGGTGTTGATACTCCAAAATTCTCCAGGATCGCTCTGAAACGATACTGTAGTTTTGGCATCAATAAGCCTTGTGATGCTGAACTCTGATCGTTTGCTAAAGGTACTGTGAATTTTGATAAAGTTGATATTGCCATCTGTTTCTCCTATTTATTCCAAAATTAGTTCCCTAAATTTGCAATCTCCCCTGTGTTTTTGATTCTTAATGGTATGTAGATAAATTCAACCGATTTCACAGGTTCAATCGCTATGTCCACATAAAGTTCATTTCTGTCTATCCTTGTAGGTGTGTTGTTTGTGTCATCACAAACTACTAGGAAGTCATACAACGCTCTTTGTCCAACTAGTTCTAACAAGAATGACTCGATCGATTGTTTGATCTCGTTCCTTGTCAACTCATCATTTGGTTCGAAAATAAACGGTTTAGCAATTGAATCCAATTGTGTTCTTAGATACACTGCTAGTCTTGATACGTTGATTCTGTCTAAGGCAGAACTAGCCGATGTTTTAGTCAAGTTTCCAAAGTTCACAATACCTGCTCCTGAGAAGAAAGTTATTGGATTGATCTTCACTTCGTGCATTGAATCTCTTACAGATTCAGTCACAGAGATCGTTTCGAACTCTCCACTTGCTGAGTCAATGTAACCAACTGAAGTTGCGTTGTCCACAACACCTCTTCTTGTACCTGCTGGTGCAAACCATGGGAAAGCAACGTTGTCGTTGTTTGCCAGTGTTCTCATCATCATGTGTGATGCCGGAACAACAATTGATTTACCTGTATTGTCTGTTGTCAGACCCGATGGATAAAATACTCCAAGGTAATCACTTGCGCTTACTAGTCCGTCCTCACCGTTGTCTGTGGCACCCGCTGTGTTGTTGGCCCAGCTCTGTATAGACGTCGCTGTGCCTTCTAGTCTTAAAGGTGTGTCACCAACAACAAACGCTGTGTTGTTTCTGTCTGTGTTTAGGTTAATCATGTTTGAAATCGCTTCTGGGTAACCAGGACAAGCAATCACGTTGAAACCTCTTTGGTCTTCCCTTATCGCTTGGTTTGTGTCGATCTCAGATTTAATTTGTTCAACTATGACTTTTCGCTGAGACTTTCTACCAAATGATCCTGATCCGTCGGCATTGTTGTTCGATTTTGTTATCCATCTGTCTGGGTAGTAACTAGATACGCTCTCGTTGTTGTATCTTGGGTTACCCAAACCAGAAGAACCTGATCCAGGATATTTGCTTGTTGTGATGTAACTGTTTTTGTATTCTTTAACATTGTAACCACTTCTTCTAGTGTTCCATAGCAAGATACCTTGAGGGTATAAAGCCGGATTTGGTGCATCTGGATCTAGGAAGTCATCACTCAAAAGATTTTTGATTGAACTGAAAGCACCTGCTCCTGTGTTTCCTTCTGCCCGCTTCTCGCTTGAAGTGTGTGATCTTGCGTCGGCAAAAACAACACCATCTTCTGTTGTTTGGTCTGCCTTGTCAACAAGTTCCCAAGCCGCTCCTGACGTAGTCACTGCAACTTGGTTGGCTGTGTTTGTAGAGCTCAATGTTGCAGAAGTGTTGTATTTGTAAAGTTTTGGATAGTTTTCCAAGTCACTTGTATCAATCCATAAGTCGTTGTTCACAAGTGCTGTTCCATCTGACTGGGTAGTTGGTGCTGTTGCACTGAACTGTGGTCCATTTGGATCGGTTGTAGCGTAAACTTCTCTGTAACCTTTCCAAGTTGTTCCGTTGTGCGTCATGATGTCTGCTTCGTCTATTGTGGTGCTGTACCATAATGTACCGTCTGCTGGCTCATTAGTTGGTGCACTTGAAGATGCAGTGTAGCTCAAACGTTTCCAGTTGGAAGCAACAACTTCATTTCCTGTTGTTGAATCTTCAGAGTCGCCTGTTGGTGCAACGTACAAGTTGTCGATCTTTGTAGTGCTGTTAGTCTCGTATCCACCGTAATCGTGTGCTTGTGATACACCCAAACCAGCATCTCCCAAAGGATCTCCCGATATGTTGTTCATTCTGAATTCACCACCCAATTTGTGTTTTATCTGGATTGCACCTTTGTACTCTCCTGATGAAACAATAGATGCTTCAAGATTCGTGAAACCTGCGGCTGTGAATGCAGTGACGAAGTCCTCGTTGTCAGCCAAGGTAGATCCATCACCTGATTGTATTGTAACTCTTTTCGCCGTCGCTAACGATGAACTGTTCTTAACTGATTCTTGAACATCAAAAGTCTCGTTATGAGTGAAACTTGGTTGTGTAGTTTTGGACTGGATTACTGTTTCTCCGCCCTCGTATCTGAAAAGTTGGAAGTCACCCTGCTCTCTTGTGTCATCCTGAGCACTTACAGGGTCATTGTTTTCAGTCACGTTGAATTGTGTGTACACTGTACCCACTGTGATTGCTGTACCACCTGTTGAAGGATCTAGGTTGTAGATCGCAGTCTGATGGTTTGCGTAAAGTGGCGCACTTACAGTTGAAAAACTTGCACTTGCCGAGCTGTAAAGTTTAGCAACAATGTTTGCACCTGAGTTGGCGCTTGTTGTCTTGAACCAAACTGAACCGTTGGGTCTGTCCTCGTCTGCTGTTTTCCAAGTTGGTCTTGACGTGTGAGCCGCTTGAAAAAATTTAGCACCGTTGTATGTGCCTGCTGTGATTCCTAGTTCAGCAAGTACACCGTTGCCCTCTTCGAACCTGATAGTGTTGTTGCCTGCTGTAGAGTCACCAGTCCTTACACCATTGTGGAAGATTTCTAAAGCACTTGTTGTGCTGTTGATCGATGCTGTAACTCCCGGAGAGTTTGCAGTGTTGATAGCATCTCTCACGTCTGTTAGAGCGACACCGCCAGGTGTCACTGTGGTCCCGTTGATTGTGAAAGTGTTACCACTAGTTACTGTAGTGCCTGACGCAACCGAAACGATAGGATGAGAACTGTGCCATCCCGGAGTTCCGAGTTGTTTCCATTCGTTGCTGGCGTTTTTGTAATAGATTTTGTTTGTTACATGAGTTGTGTTGATGGCGTAGTCTCCTATTGATCCCACTGATGTCTTTGGAGCACCAGTCGTTGCGTTACCTACCAGGTCAGTACGTGATGTGATCAAGATTGGAGTTTTTGCCGTGAATTTCTGATCTGTCTGAGACCACTCAAAGATGCCATAATTGCTTGATGCAAGGTCAAACCAGTATGTGCCATCTGTTGGGTTCGCTGTTGGAGCCGTTGCACTTCCGATCAATTCCGACGTGTCAACATTTGTTCTTAACACGTATGCTCTGTTGGCAACGCCCAAGAAACTGTATGCCGCTTGTAGTCCCCACTCATTTAATTCATATCCATGTAATGGGTTGCCTGAAGCGTCTGTGTAGAATTTTGGATCTCCAAAAGTCTCTGTCAATTCTCTCTGTGATGAAATCAGGTATGCTGTATTGGCGTTAGCAGATTGTGTTCCTGCCGCTGTGCCGTCTCCTGCACCGTTTGCCTTGTCCTTTGATGATGCTACTATGAATAGTGGTGTAGTACCCGCATCTGATGGTACGTAGAAACTTTCGTTTATTACTGAAACTTCTACTCCTGGTGATGTTAAAGCCATTTTTCGTATTCTCCTTGCAAGTGTTACGTATATACTAGAGTTATTTATTCAATCATACGGTTTTTACGACAAAATTTACCATTTAACAGGTGCCTATATAGGCGACGTAAATATAGCATATGAGCGATAACCTTAGACCGTTGTGTGAACAGTGCAAGTCCAAACCTAAAGCATATGCGTACCGTCGTTATGGTAAAGTTTATTGGAGGAGACTATGTGATTCGTGCAATCGTAAAAAGGCAGGCAAGAGGATTGGTGGCATCACAGCACTGCAAAGGTCTGGTTACAAAAAAGCCAGGAAATGTGAGTTGTGTGGTTTCAGGGCCACAGAATCAACCCAGTTGGATGTGTTGTTTATTGATGGGAATCTGCGTAATACCAACGCTTCTAACTTAAAAACAGTTTGTGCCAATTGCCAAAGGTTGAGTGGAACCCGAAGGCTTGGATGGCGCATGGGTGATCTTGTTGCTGACGATTAGGTCATCTACTTTTTTGTATAGTTCTTCTAATGATCCGTTATTTTCAATGGTGAAATCAAAATCAGACCTTGCCCAAACATACTCAGATGAATGCACACCCTGTGGTACTATATTGCCTTCCACGTAATTTGTGAACCATTCTGGATCGTTACCTTTCTTTACACGTATTATCTTGCCGCCACGTGCTCTGATCTGATCAATCTCATTAGGAAATCTTGTGTCAGATATCACAGTGGGTTTGCCGTCATATCTGCCCAGGCAACTGTCCACCCATATTGCGTCATACATCTGACCTCTCATGACTTCTGTGCCAAAATGTTGCAGAACCCAGCGCGGAGTCACGTCCTTGCCAAACTGTTGGCTCCAAAAAGCATCAGGTTTTTCACGCCATTCTCTGCTTTCTTTTGTACTTCCTTCCAACATTTCTCTGTTCCAATTGAACATGGCCGCGACAGCGTCCTTGAGACTTTTCGCAAAACTGTCCCTTCTGTAGCCATGCTTGTCCACCAGCCTTTGTGCGGCGGTGTCTTTACCAGAACCAATTAGTCCTACAATTCCTATAAGCATATTTAGATTATACTATTTTTTTAGACGTCTTTCAATCTCTTTTTTGGCTTCCTGTACAGTGGCCAATATTGTTTTACGAAAATCTTTTTTACCTTTTTTGAGAGCGAGTAGGCTCATATTTTCAAGGTCTGTAACAACGACTTCCAGTTCGTCTATGCTGAGGTCAGAGTATCTTCTATATCTGGAATCTGTCATTTCGCTATTATTTAATTTTAAGAATGTTGGTATTAACCAATAACAAAACTGTGAGGTGTTCCGCCCTCTTGGAAGTTGCCTATCTCTTGGTCAAGTCTTTCCATTTCTGTCATGCCCTGCTGTTTAAGTTCAGCACCGTTCAGGGTGGTACCACCTTGTGGACCTGCTATGGTGTTGAACTTGCCTCTGGCCTCGCCTAGCATGGTTTTGCACACAGCAAGTGTGTAATCTCTGATCCAAGGCTTTGCGTATATGTCTTTGAACAATGTTATGTCTGGTCTGTAGTTGTCTGTGTGCATAAGCACAGTTTCGTTGTCTGCTCTTGGCCTTTGTGTGATAGTCAATTTTTTAGTGGCGTTGTCATAATGGAACTGTATGAAACTACCGAACAATTTTCCAACAAGTTCTTGATAACTTGCAAAGGCATAGTAAGTGGCAAGGCCTCCGGTGGCTCCTGCTCTCAGTAGATAGGTGTTTGTGTAGGCAAGGTTGAATGGCTCGAAAAGTGTGCCACCTTCACCGCCCTCTGTACGTGAACCAACAGTCCTACGATTCAAGTTTCTCACGTTGATTACTTCATCTGGTAGAATGTAGGAATTTTGGTTCTTTTTAAGTTCCAAGAAAGCATATGATTCTTCAACTGCGTTTGAAGATCTCTGTCTGTATCTGTTTGTGGCTCTTTCTAGGGCCGTCTGGTAGTGTTTTGGGTCTAATTCAACATCGATCATGCCCTCACCGAGGTTATTTTTCACATAATCAAATATCTCTTGTTGACCTGTTTGAAGTTCTGACATACTCATATTTATTGCCTTTGCCTGCACAATAAATATGTGTGATATGCCAAGATTATCCATTTTCAAGCCAGAAAAGGGCAACGACTACAAGTTCTTCGATCGTAACATCCGTGAGATGTTCACGGTGGGCGGAACAGACCTACACTTCCACAAATACCTGGGGCCGTACGATCAGGGGTCAACAAACAAGGATGGCCCAGCGACTCCAACTCAGCCACAGTATTCTGGTGATAGTCTCAATGAAAGAACAATACAGGATTTGTTGTTTTTAGAAAACAGAGACAGGAAATATGATGCTGACATTTACACGATAAGAGGCATATACAATGTTCAAGATGTCGACTTTAACCTCAGCCAGTTTGGAATGTTCTTACAGAACGACACATTGTTCTTGACCGTGCATCTCAATGACAGTGTTGAGAGATTAGGCAGGAAACCAATGAGTGGAGATGTCATAGAGTTCCCTCACATGAAGGAAGATTATAGCCTAGACGAATCAATACCTATTGCGTTGAAAAGGTATTACGTAATAGAAGACGTCAACAGGGCCGCGGAAGGATTTTCGCAGACATGGTGGCCTCATCTTTTGAGATTAAAATTGAAATCATTAGTGGATTCACAAGAATACAGAGACATACTAGGTGATGCAACAGCCACGGGATCTTTGGCTAGTTATATGTCGACTTACAACAGAGAGAAAACAATATCGGACCAAGTTCTGAAACAGGCAGAAGAGGATTCACCAAAAGCAGGTTTCAATTACAAACAGTACTATGTGGCACCTATAGATGAAAGAGGAAATATACGAACAGACAATGTAAACACCGAAGAGGACAGAGCAAGTAGTGACCAGACTGTGAATGCTGTGATTGACACGCCCGCTAGTTCACACTACGGATTTTACCTGGACGGAGACGGAGTTGCACCAAACGGCAATCCTGCGGGTTTTGGTATAACATTTCCGACGTCGGGTGTGGACAAAGGAGATTATTTCTTGAGGACAGATTATCTACCAAATAGGCTTTTTAGGTATGATGGCAACAGATGGGTAAAAATTGAAGATTCTGTGCGAATAACCACATCAAACACCGACACTAGATCAACGCAAAAAACTGGATTTGTAAACAACGCCGAGAGCGATACCATAAACGGCCTCACAGTGGATCAAAGGCAATCGCTTGAAGAAGCACTTAAACCAAAGGCTGACAATTAATGTTACACTTTTATTCAGGACAGGTAAGAAGATTTTTGACACAATTCATGAGGGTGTTGAACAATTTCAGTGTTGAAACAGGAAAAGGGAGTGACAATCGTGTTGCACTGAGGCCGGTTCCGGTTGTATACGGAGACCCTACAAGGCAAGTGGCTAATCTAATTAGAAATAACAGCGAGAACGCTCTGAACTATGCACCAAAAATAGCGTGTTACATCAGAGAACTCAACTATGACAGAGAAAGGATGCAAAATCCATACCACGTGGAAAAACAGCACCTCAAAGAAAGAGATGTTTTAGAAGACGGAACATACAGTAATAGATTGGGTGCTGGCTACACTGTCGAGAAAGTGATGCCATCACCATTCAGATTAGAGGTCACTGCTGACATCTATAGTTCAAACACCGATCAAAAATTACAAATTTTGGAACAAATTCTGTACCTGTTCAATCCAGATTTCGAAATACAGAAATCGGACAACTACATCGATTGGACCAGTCTTAGTTACGTGGAATTGACGGGCATTACTTTTAGTTCGAGAACAATACCTGTAGGTGCTGACACAGAGATAGACGTAGCAACAATGACTTTCAGCATGCCAATTTGGTTGTCACCTCCTGTCAAAGTCAAAAAACTTGGTGTTGTGCAGAAAATAATCATGAGCATTTATGATGACGACGGTGGCATCAACAAAGGATTAATAAGTGGACCTCTCCTTTCACAAAGTTTTGTTACCCCTAACAATTTTGGGTTACTGGTCACAGGTAACCAGTTAAGGTTATTGGGCACAACAGGTACTTCGGTCAAGTCTGGAGGCGATGGCTTCCACACCGGTGCGAATGCTGATACTTTTGCAGATCCATTCCAAACTTTTGGTCCACCGGTGAACTGGAAAGTTTTACTAGACCAGTATGGCAAGGTACGCAACGGAACTAGTCAAATAAGGTTAACTCAAGAAAACGGTAATGAGGTGATAGGTACAATAGCGACATCATCTTTGGACGACACTATCTTGCTTTACACAATAGATTCAGACACTATACCATCAAACACTATAACTCCTTCTGTAACCAAAATAATTAATCCATTAACATTTGATCCAGGTGCAACACCAATAAACGGCACTAGGTATCTAATAACGGAAGACATAGGAGATCCATCAAAACGTGTTGGTAAGACGGCGGCGGAAACCACTGAACAAGCATCTGATACAGACACAACCGCTGACGAATCCTACTTCTTTTCTGCAAGGTGGAAACATGCTCCAGCAAGTAAAAATGATATCATTGAGTATGATTCTACCAATGATGAGTGGGACGTTGTATGGGACGCATCGAACCCTGACTCCACATTGGCCTATGTGACCAACCTTAACACAGGTATCCAGTACAAGTTTACAAATGGCACCTGGGTAAAAAGTTATGAAGGTATCTATACTGCTGGTAAATGGACCATCGTGCTTGACGGTGGTGCAACAGCGTATGATTCAGACACAGACGCAACTACTCCTTGATAATTCCAAACATAAGTGTTATAATAAATTATGAAAGAAAACATTGTTTGCTCTGGAGCACTTTTCTATAGCACTGCTACCAAGCGTTTTTTGTTCCTACAGAGAACTGACAAGAAGACACAGGGCACTTGGGGACTAGTGGGCGGACAAGCAAGGTATACAGAATCCGCGTTTGAAGGGTTGAAGCGGGAGATAGCGGAAGAAGTGGGCGACACACCCAGATTTAAAAAGATAATCCCTCTAGAAATGTTCACATCTAACGATCAGAAATTTTTCTTCCACACATACTTGATTGCCATAGAATCAGAATTCATACCAAAACTTAATGCGGAACACTCCGGCTACTGCTGGTGTGCGTTTGAATGTTGGCCCAAGAACCTGCACATGGGTCTAAAAAATACACTCAACAATAAAAGTATAAAAGGTAAGTTGCAGACTATACTAGATCTTATAGTTTAACCAGCACTAATTTTCAAGGTACCTGAACTGTTCCAAAGTTGCCCTGCAACCCCCGGATCACTTGTAGGTAGGTTGGTCATTTTCACAACAGTATTTGAAAAAGTTTTGGCGCCCGAAATGGTCTGTGTGGTAGACACTAGAACTTGTTCGCTTGTTGACGCACCCGCCGATGCCCTTAATAAATTGACTCTGTATGCATTGACAGTTGTACTTGCACCTGACGTGCTTGCCGACGACACTGTGACAGTTGATCCGGTCAAAGATGCTGTGAATGTCAGTTGGTCTGAGCCTTTTGTGGACACGATGGGTCCTGATGATACATATGCGTCAGAACCGTCTGACACCACAAATACTTCTGAGATACTTGCCGCACTTTCTGAAGAACTGTTTCCTACAACAACATAGTGAGCACCATTGGCACTGTCTGTGGAGAAAGTGTCCATTGTGGTAGCACTGCTTGAAGTAGTGGTCTGTCCAACAGTCTTCGTGTTTGTACTGGAAGCATCAGATTCTGAATCTCCAAGCAACACCCTGTACATCTTGACTGCAGTGTTTGGTTCATTGGCACTTGCCCTCAATCTCACATTAGAACCACTGATGTCTGCTGTTAAACTTATCAGTTCATTGCTTCCTGTGAAGTTACTGTTGTATGTTGTGATGAATGCATCACTGCCGTTGTGTACGACCAAACACTCTATGTTGTGCAATTCTGTCTTGCCAGTGTTATTGGCACTTATGTAGTATTTCGCACCTCTGTACGTTCCGTGTGCCCAAGTGTCCAAATTTTCAACAGCACTGTCAACATCTGTGTTGATGATGGTAGCAGTGTTTCCTGAGCTTGATGCAGATGTATTGTCTCCTAACCCTATCTTGAAAAATTTAATAGAGTTTACTGCCGCTGTACCTGTACCTTTTAATCTTACAGTGCCTGAATTGATATCTGCAGTGAACGTCAGTTGATCGTTTGTGCCTTGTTGTACTCCACCACCCGCCGAAACGAATGCGTCTGAGTCGTTGTGGACTAAACTTATTTGCACTGTTGCAAGTTCATCGTTAATTTCATCTTTCATCACACCAAGATAGAACGCACTATCAAAAGTACCTGTGGTGAATGTGTCGATGTTGGTTGCCGAAGTTCCTATTGATGTTTGCTCTCCTGTGCTGGTATCACTTGATTCTGATACCGAAGCCTGCGTGGCTATGTTTGTCCAGCCTGTTGTGTCGTATCTCTCGTATGTGTCCGTTGATGTGTTGTACCTTATCATACCAGTGACACTACTGCTAGGTCTTGCCGCTGTTGTACCTTTAGGTAGTGTTATAGCACCCGGTTCCAGTTTAAGATTGTTGTGCGTGATGTAGAGATCATCTGAAGTCTGTCCGCTGGCCCTGTAGATGTTGTCGGCCTCCATCGCCAGTCTTGCGAAATATATTTTGGTGTTTGGGTTACAACTCGCACGCAGTCTCGCCTTGCCGCTTGATACATCGGCTGTGAATGTTGCCAAATTGTTGTTTGCTGTCAACACGAAACTTTCAGATATTGTGGCATCCGTGCCGGCATCGTTCACGGTCATCGTGACCTCTGAGTTCTGATACTCTGATCCAGACTCCATCGCGATGAAATATCTGGCCGCCTTGTATTTGAATACGTCAAAAGAGTCAACTGTTTCAACAGTTGAATCTATATCACCCTTGACACCGTACAGGAAGTTGTCAAACTCTCCAAGTTTTGTTTTAGATCCGAGATCCTGTCTGTACAGTATCGCTGTACCTGTTGTGTTACCACCTGACGCTGAACTTAATGTTACAGTCGCTCCTGATATCGATGCACTCAGTGTGTGTAACGGCGTACCCCTGCTGGACACAAGAGCATAGTCATCATGATAAACTGTTGTGCCGTCGTGTGTTAGACTGGCCTCACTTATCTGGTAGTCGCCTGCCGTGTCATCCTTGATCAGGATCACGTACTTGGCACCTCTGATATCTGTCTTGGTGAATTGGTCTAATGTCGTTGCGCTAGAAGTGATGCTTGTTGTTGTGCTTATTATTTTTGAATTTGTGTTGGCAACAGTCTCGTGGTGATCACCCAATGCTATCCTGTATATCCTCAGGTTGGTGTGTGATGATGTGTTCGTAGCCGCCGACAGTTGAACCATGTCTCCGGATATGGCCACCGTGAAATCTGCTATGCGGGTTGAATCCTCATTGATGTTGTACGTGGAAACGTAAGGAGTGGAATCATCATGCACTATCGAAACTTTAAGGTGTCCCACGAATCCGTTGTCTTGGTCCTCCATGACCACGTCATAGATGGCACCTCTGTATTCCGTGATGTCGAATTCGTCTATCACAGCAGATGTTGTTCCGAGTTTGTAGTAGTTGAATTGTTTGACCGCTGTGTTGTTTCCGCCACCGCCACCTGATGATTCAGAGAATGAAAGGTTGCCCGATCCGTCTGTTGTCAGCACCTGTCCGTTGCTTCCGTCTGCGGTCGGATAACTCAAGCCATCCGCTATAAGTGATCCTGTGATTGTGGCATCGCCCGCAACTGTTAATGATGTGCTGTTTAGTAGTTGTAAGGAATCCGATCTCAGTCTCGCAGTGATAACATTTGACCCTGCCTTCCTGTTGGCGAATTCTATGATACCGTCTTCTGAGCCATCTGATGCGTCCTGTATCTTACCTGTGATCTTGGCATACACGACTTCCTGGTCCGCGTCATTCTCACCTTTAAATTTAAGTTGTCCCAGATAGTCGGCGTCCGCTGGTGATCCCGAATTCCTTTTAAGTGTTATAACAGGGCCTGCACTGCTTGACGCTTCTGTTGTAGTGATAAGGAAACTGTCATCGGTCGATGTGTTGGTTATGTCCAGTGACGCCAAACCTGTCAGGCCTGACGCTGTGATTGTGCCGTTTACGTGTAGTGCTGTTGATGGTTCTGAAGTACCAATACCCACGCGACTGTTTGTTACGTCGAGATACAGTAGGTTTGTTTCAAATGCAAGGTCGACTCCATTCCTAGTCAGATTGGACTTTAGGACCGACCCCGATATACGACCAATGGCCATACTCGTGTACTCCTTCTATAATAATGTTAGTAGAGCATATGCCCTACACAGCCTGATATCATTGCCGGCTGAGCCACAGTAACAGTATTTATTCGTTCAAAAAAAAAGGGCGACCCGAAAGCCGCCCTTTGTATTCTACTAAAAAGTATGAATATTTATTAGTTGTTGGTTCTCACCGCACAGTTTACCAATTTGATACCTGCGTCTGTTGAACTTTCTAATGCTCTACCAATAACGTGGAAAGGAGAGATTGTCTCCCCTGCCGCTACTGCTCTAGCACAACCTTTTACGCTTGAAGTAACCAGTCTTTGACCTTTTGTCACAGCACCTGTAACTCTAACCGGAGTTCTACCAGTCATTGCCACATATGGGTGTGATTCGTTGTTACCTGCCGCCGCGTTCATGGCGTATGCTGGCATGTCAGAGATAACACCAAAAACGTTCTCAGATAGGTCTGATGTTGTTTCTGTGATTTCTGCTGTGCCGCCCACTTCCACAACTGCGCCTGCTGTCATTGGAGCGTCTGCTTCGAAACGCTCGGCAACGTCCGCGTACTGTGCCGAAGTTGATGTTGCGTGTATCACGTTGGCCCTGATGTCAACTAGTGAATCAGATCCAGGACCAGATTCATCACCTCTTGGTGCTTTGAATGCCGTCCAGGCACCGCCTGCGTTACCGTGGATAGTTGTACCGTCATCTGCGAAACTTTCATCCCATGCCCAATAAAGAGCCTGTTCTGTTGCATTTGAACCTTCACCCCTACTAACTCTTACACCTGATATTGTAGGCATGCCTGCGTTTGATGATACGTTCCTGTTGACCTCTATGATGTTGTCTTCAACTGAAAGTGTTGCTGTGTTAACGATTGTTTCTGTACCGTCTACTGTTAAATTTCCGTGTACCCTCACACCCGCGTCTGTCACAGTCAATTCGGTGTTTCCCGATGCTGTTACAACCAATGATGTTGAGTTTACCGTTGCGTTGGTCGTACCAGATGTTATAGCAGTTGTTGATACTGTCGCTATCTGGTCGTCTACATATTTTTTGTTTGCCGAGTCACCGTCACTTGATGGTGCATCGGTTGACATACCTGTGATCTTGTTGGTGGATGCACTAATTGTGATGTCACCTACAGATATACCGTTGTTTACTCTAAAGTTACGTGTTGTCATAGTTCCATGTTTCCCTTATGATTTGTTGTTTTAAAATTAAGTCGTAAAAAAAACGCCCTAACAGTTGTATTTACCATTAGGGCGTTTAGAATTATCGTTAGGGTCTTAGTTTTGCCTATTACACCGCCATTAGTGAATACTGCACCTTGGCCGCTGTCTGACCACCTGTTGATGTGGCCTTGACGTTCACTGTGTTCGAACCATCATGCTCGAAAGTGATTGTAGCCAGGTCAGTAGAACCTGTGTTTGTCACACCGTATACGTTACCATAAGCCGTTGAGCCGTCATGTACAACGTGGGCCTTGATAACCGCGTACTCTGTGTTCGCAGTGTCAGTCAGCCCTATGAATAACTCCGCACCTCTGTAAGAAGCGGCGTTGAAACTCATGATAGTTGTCGCAGTCGATGTGAAGTTCACCGAACTTGTCTCGGTTCTAGCAATACCACCTGTCACTAGTGAAGTGCCGTCTGCACCTGTGATCGCAAATATTCTAGCACCGTTGTGTGGGGCAGAAGTAAATGTGATGTTAGTGCCTGACACTGAGTAGTTCTCAGTTGGTTCCTGGTACACGTTGTCGATGTAAACGAAAACGTTGTTAGCACTCTCAGGTGCTGAACTGAAGAAACCTGAGAAAGTTGTAGTGGATCCGTCACCTGTGGTTGATTCCTTAGTGAATGTTGGAGTTGATCCAGCGATCGCGAACTCGACGAAAGTTGAACCATCTGAACATCCTTCGTATTTTCCTGTTGTTGTGTTGAACCTTATGATACCGTTTGCCGCCGTAGGTCTCTGAGCAGTTGTACCATTTGGTACCCTGATAGCGTCAGTTGACGAACCTGCGTCAAGGTCATATGCTGGAGACGATGTTCTGATACCCACGTGGTCCTCAGAACCGTCTACGAATAGTGCGTGTGTGTCGCCGTTTGATTCAACTCTGAAGTCAACACTTGCTGAACTCTCGTTGATCGTAACGTTACCACCGTCTAACTCAACGTTGCCTGATGCTGTCAAAGTTGTAACAGTCGCCGCCGCCGCTGTGTTTGATCCTAAGATACCGTCGATGTCCGTACAAGTTATGTCACCTGCTCTAATGTTCGCGTATGAATCAATTGTTACGTTACCTGCTGTTGTTCCATCCTCACCTGATGTCACTGCAAACGCGAATTGGTCTGCTGATTCATCCCATAAGAATGACACGTTGTCGTCTGATCCTCTGTTG